CAAATCGCTACAGGGCTGGTCGGGCTTGCCATTATATCCTCCTAAAATGGAAAAAGCGCACGCAAGCAATGAACTTGCGTGCGCTTTTTTTGAATCGCACTTCCTGTCAATCAGCTATCGTCCCAAGGTCGTCAGCGAAACGGTGATCGTACCAGCCGCTGTAACCTCAGAATTCAGGGTGATACAAACCCAATACGAGTCATTAGGTAAAGCCCCGATAACGTCGCCCGTTGCTACGTCATTGGCGATCTCGAAGAACTTTAAAACTCCGCGTTCCTCAACCCCCAGCGCACTTAAAATGTCGAGTTTTGCTGAGTATGCGATACCCGCCGATGGGTCAAGACCGTCTGCCAAAGCGTCTTTATCAACGACAACTTCGCTATCGCGATAAAGACCGACATCTAAATCACTGGCCCCAGCGATAGCATCCGAGATTAACCACCCTTCAACGGGAATTTCGTGAGCACCAACCCGAAACAGGGCTTTGATGTCCCCGGCGGCGTCCGCGGCCGCAGTCTCGAAAGTGATAACCCGAGTTAAGGGCCGCACTCCACTAGACTTTACCGCATCCGTCGCCTCTCCCGCTAATACCTTTGAATCAACAATATCAAAAGACATATCAGCCTCCTATTTATTCAGCTCCGGTTAGTCGGTTGTCTGAACCTTTTGCACAAGAACGCCCTCAGTACGAACCGCACCCAACGTCCAGTTAACCTGAACCTGATTGGTCTGCACTAAGTCAGTACGTTCTTGCACTTTAATTTCGAATTGTTTCGGCATCGCATAGCAAAGAGCGCGGGAGCTCATTGCAATACAATCGCGAGTGCCACTGGACACCGAGAGAACCGGGTTCGTTGCGTTAGCGGCGAACTTGATCAGACGCATCCCAACAGCTTCCTGGATCGCACCTTTGTCCACGGCAAACTGACGGGAATAATCACCCGACACCAGCTCGACTTCCCCCATTAAGGCCGTGTGCTCGTCCCCGGAAATACACAGAATGAAATCTTCCATCATGTCGTTCCCGACATCATTATCGATAAAATTCTGCACGATCTCCAACAGCTTCTCATACGTGAAACCAGCGGTCGCGTTAACCGTGGTCCCGCCGTCAGACGCAAACGTAACGGTGGTATCGAAATCTTCACCAGTTACGACTGACGCCAAAGCCGCCTCTGTGCCGATACGGTCATGGACACGGGCCATGGCCATTGCACAGGCTTTCTGGTACTCGCGTTCCGGATTCAGCAACACTTTGGAAACATCGTCCTCGTCGATAGGAAGGGTCAACGAAAAACGGCGACGGCCGATTTTTCGACGAGTGATTTTCAGATCGGAGAAGTCGACACGGTTGAAACGGCCGGACAATTCCTGGGCTTCGATGGATCCGACGCCATCGTAAGCGTATGACTTACCCTTGAGCTGCTTGACAGGGAAAATCCCGGCAAGACGAGCTTTCATCTGCTGCGCTTCCTGGTGAACCCCGTCTGAGAACTGGATTACTTGTCCTGTCTCGATTTGAGCTGCCATATCAGCCTCCCATTAATATTGGTTGAACACTAGAGTTAGGTACGCTCCCCGGATTCCGGACGTGTCGCCAATATTAAAGGGCGGCTCCACCCTACGGACGCTATAACGCGCTCCCCGCCTTAAAAATACATTACCACATACTAATATACTGAGTCAAGAAAAAGTTACGATTTTATTTTACGATGACATTTTTCCTATCTTATCATAAAGTTCATTTACTTGTTTGACTGTTGCATCATGCTTCGGGTGACGAAAGTCTTTATACGCCGGGCTAGCCATGAGTTGCTGCGCTTGGTCTCTAAGACCGTCTGCGTCCGCTCCCGAGCCCTTAGCCCCCGTATTCAGATCATCTTCCGCCATGTATTTATCATGAAATGAATTCAATATACTGGTCATAATAGCCAGATTTTCGTTCGATAGGTTCTGCAAATAAGGTTTCATCTCTTCAGGAGTGTTTTCCTTCAGGATCTCATTTGCACGCTTTAACTTCTCGTCTTTCGCATCCCCAAAGAGCCCATCCGCTAATTTCTCGAAATCCGCAGCCTGAGTTTCCGCTTCTTTGGCTTTGGCCTCCATACGGGAAAACAATGCCGCGTCATACCCCTCGGCCAAGGTTTTTACCTGATAAGGGGACAATCCGGCCTTGTGAAACAGCTCTTTCATCTGCCCCCTGAATTCCTCATCTTGGCCGAATTTTTTGGTGTACTCCGTTTCCGGGAATTCATACGCGTCCGTGCTTTCCGGACGGACTTTTTCAAGATACGCGTCCCATTCTTCAGGGGGTGCGTCCGGTTTTGGAACAACAGCCTGACGTTGACCGATCAAGGATTGAGCGTTATCAAAATCCTTGAACAGTTTTTCGAAAGAATCAACCTCCTTCATGTACGGTTTCTGCTGAAACTCCACAGGAACAAGCTTGTGGAAATCATACTCGGGGGCCTCCGGCTCGGTGGTTTGAGGGTTATCCGAGGGCATGTTGGGCGTGGCAGTGGCGGACGTTTGCGGGCTGCTGGCCGGGGCCCCGTTATTTGGCTGATCTTGGGGTGTGTTATCGTTTTGATCTGGTGTAGCATCGAGTGGTGGCATCGCGTTATCTCCTGTGTTTTTAATATTATGCTACAGTCGCTGTCGGGGTTCCAACAACCCACCAGCTAGAACCCAAAAAGATAAGAGTTGCGCTGTCAGTATTGTCGAAAGTTAAGGTAGTTCCGTCGCCAAAATTAGCGGGCGTAACTGTTCCGTCTCCACCGTCAACTACCATCTTGATAATCAATATTTGTCCTTCAACACCGTCAGCTAAAGTCAAGGCCTCGGCACCTCCGGTTGTTAAAGCGATAACCGGCTTATCGATCGGCAAAGCCCCGGCCCCAGAGTCATAATCATTAACATCAAGTATAGTCAGACCATTCATAATGACGTTTCCGGTAAACGTAGACGCTCCGGTCACGGACAGCGTACCGCCAACGACCGTGTTACCCGAAAAAGTAGGCGCCGCAAAACTCACTTTAACCTCAGGTCCGTCCTTTGTAACAGTAGGGCCGCTTACGAAATTGATCCTCTCCGTAACATCGATCTTGGTGCCGTCATCTGAAACCTGAACTGCGGCTCCCGCGATCCCCACCAACAACAAAACAGCCATCAGCGTTAAAAATACTTTTCTCATGTCTCTCTCTCCTTGTTTATAAATGTTCGATTTTCTTTAACAATGCCGACGGAATCCCCCGTCGTATATCCAGATAAACACGGCGGCTTGCTTCGTTAAACAAGGTGCCGTGTATGTTTATTTCGTGGGACGCCGGATCTCCCACCACCGTGGACTTCTGAAAATAGCACCTGTTCATAAGCCAGTTGAAAAAGATCTGTCCTTCTTGTGTTTCCGCTATCGCTATAACGGCTTTTTGAACTTTGTTTAGCGTGTCTTTTTTACCCTCTCGGTCTGCCACTTATAGCTCCTTGCTGCATGGACCGGGCCTGCGCCATCTTCATGCCGACATCCGCCGCTACTTGGGCTTGGTCGACTTGCTGCTGCTGTTGGGCCATTTGAGCGCGCTGTTCCCGAATCGCGGTTACTGTATCTGTATCATTTAATTTGTCTTCGCCTATGTTTGTCAGAGCCGCTAAATCATGCACGATCTCATCAATATCGATGTTGTCCATCACTTGCGGAAAAGCCTGGCCGGCGCCAAGTGCCAGATCCAGAAAGGTCGTTATCCCCTGCAGTTGTTCGGTCTTCATGACACGCGCGGCCGGAGAGATGTATTCCAGCTCATAAATAGGCAGTTTTTTCTCTAGTGCTCCCTGAACCGCCGCCGGTATATACAGGGGGTCAAACCCTCGTTCTATCTGAAGCTGTTCCGGTGCAGTTCCGCGGACGACACCCATATGCCCCATCTCCAACAGATCATTGAACGCCCCTTGCAAAAGAGGTGTGAACAGCTCGTTCATCTGACGTTTATAAGGAGCGGTGTTGGCATCTCCGCGGATCCGATCGCGGATCTGGGCTTCGCCCAAGGTCATGCGCTGTTCGTTATTGAAATCGAGCAGCTTATCCAGCATAAAAGCTTGAGCGATCTCGTTTTTAAACACCTCAACCAGCTCCATAAGAGGCCGCTGATCTCCAACGTCTGATATCGGCCCAACCGGGGATTTTTCACCGAGACCGGAGGTCTGGAAAACATTCAGCGCATCCGGCGAGGTATCAACGATAGCCCCGCCGAGAGCGCCGTTATCCAGCAGATAGAGAGGAGGAGACCCAATTTTCTCGGAATTTTTCTGCAGGATTTCCATTACCAGATTCAAACGTAAAATCGCCGGCATGGCAAACATCGCCGGAGACCGGCCATATACTTCCCCGATAGCCTTAGCAAACCTGGAAACAATCAAAGGCTGCTGTAAAAACCCTGATTCTTTTAAGATCTTTCCACTGTCCCATTCGAAATGGATTGACGATATCGGAAAAGTTTTATTTCCGTACCCGAATCGCCCTTTAAGTCGAGGCTCTATAGCCTGAATAACTCGAACTTTATCACCGAACGCGCCTTGCGCGTATTTATCAGCATTGGCTTTCGACACGTTTTCCAGCCC